ATATACCAAATATGATACCTTGCGCAAATCTGAAAGTGATTTAATCGCAGAATTATCTAAAGAATATGGGGATGGAACATTGAGTATTGAAACCGGTGAGTTTATTCCGGTACAGAAATAATCTGCTAAAATGGCAGTGTTTTTTTTTTTTTATACTTATTAGTAGTATATAAGGGATTTTAATTCCGTTTCTTAAGGAATTTTCCAAAAATAAATTTTCAAAATTTCCATGGTTTGACCTGATTCGCTGATATTTATTATCAGTATAGCCTTGCTATGAATACATGAGTCAAAAACGAAAATATCCAAAAAGAAAATACAAATTAGTCACAGTTAAATGTGAAATTTGTAGTGAAATATTTCCAAACAAATGTAGGTTGTCAAATCACATTGGAAAATATCATCCAGATGATGACAAAGTAGAATATAGCAAAACACATTTTTATAATGGCGTTCGTCCAAAATGTAAGTGTGGTTGTGGAGAAGAAACAAGATACGAATCATTAGGTGAGTTTGCAATTTATGTTTCTGGCCATAATTCGAGGGTGTTTAATGGGTTTAAAGGAAAGCATCATTCAAACGAAAGTATTGAAAAATTTAACAAGAGTAAAGCGATATTTTGGTCATTTCATTCACATCCAAACAAAAAACCAAAAATTCAATTGTATTGTTTAAATTGTAATAAGTCAATGGAAGTAATTCCGGCGGCAAAAAACAAAAAATATTGCTCTCGAATTTGTTATTCTGAATATAAAAGAAATAATAATTTAATATATTTCCCGTCAGAAGAAACGCGTAAAAAATTGAGATTATCATTAATTACGGCTTGGCAAAAAAGAACCGGTCAACAATATCCTTGTTACAACCCATTAGCAATTCCAATACTCGAAGCAAAGGCAAAAGAACTTGGAATAACAGATTTAATGCACGCTGAAAACGGAGGAGAATATTACATCAAAGAACTTGGTTATTGGGTAGACGGCTATTCACCAGAAAAGAATATTGCATTTGAATACGATGAATTGGGACATTTTAATAAAGATGGAGAATATACAATTCGAGATATCCGTCGACAAACCGAAATAGAAAAATATTTAGGTTGTAAATTTATACGAATTAAAGATAAACAAATTTAAAACAAGGAAATAAGCAATGGAGAAAATCGTAAGCCCCGGAGTCTTTACTTCGGAAAATGACATATCCTTCCTACCACAGGGAATAGGAGAAATCGGAGCTGCCTTTATCGGAGCCACAGTAAAAGGTCGTGCCTTCGAGCCGACAGTAATTGAATCACCAAATGAATTTGAACGAGTATTTGGACCGGAAACAGAAAGATCATATCTACCATTTGCCGTAAAAAATTATTTGAAAAATGCCGGCAAAGCAACGGTAATACGATTACTCGGCGAAGATGGATATACTATTAGACAACCATTGGTATTGGCATTGTCTGGTTCATATGGAACAAGAGCAGTTGCCGTATTACATCCAACCGTTGTATTGACAAATGCAGACACCGTAAATTATTTCGAAGCGACGACAGTACAACCAACACTATCAGTATCAGGTTCATCAACTGGTGGAGATTTCGTACTTACTTTATCTGGCTCATTTACAACTGACACAGGTGACGACGCGTACATTGCAGGAACGGTTGATAAAAACGGAACTAATTACTCAGCATCACTTGACCCAACAGACACAAAGTTTATCGGAGATTTATTTCCTAGATTAGCCGAATCAAAAGAGCCACTTTACAATTACATTTTATTTGACAATGTTATTTCCGCGTCACTTTCACAAGATTCATCTTCGTTTGTAGTTCGTCAAGGAAGCGGCTCATTAACAGGATGGGCTTTCACATCAGGATATGCTTCGGGTGTAACACCATGGATTCAATCACAAAAAATATCCGAGGTTGCAACAGATTTGTTTAGGGTCTATCACCGTTCACATGGTACCGACACAAATTATGAAGTAAAAATTCAAATCACCAATGTTCGTGCAGCCGGATCAATTCCAGGTACCGACTATGGTTCATTTAGTTTGCAAGTTCGTGCAGTTGACCAAGATAACATTTGGGGTTCACCATATTCATACGATGACTCAGATTCAAGACAAAACATTCTTGAGCAATTCGACAATTTGTCACTTGACCCAAATGCAACAAATTATATAGTAAGAAAAATTGGTGACCGTTATACACAATGGAATTCAACTGATTTGAAACTTGAATACAAAGGAGATTATCCAAATAAATCGGAGTATATCCGCATCGACCCAACAGACGCTCTTAAAGAAGGAGCATTGAGTGCAGTGCTTGTACCGTTTGGACACCAACCGTTGTACCAACCAATTTCCAGTGTATTTTCAAACACACCATCAGCTTCATTTGTAACCGACCAAAATATCGGCGGAATTTACAATAAGAAAAAACCATGGGGAGTCGATTTTACCAATACAGATAATCTTAACTACCTAAAACCACTACCAGATGCTGCGTTGCTAACTACCGGTTCTAACGTAGCTTTTTATCTTGGAAATTTCAACCAACCAGCAGCAGCAAACTACCCAACAGTAGCAACAGCATTTTCAGGGGCAATTGACTTAACATCAAACACTTCGGCAGAGACAAGAAAGTTTATTGTACCAATGCAAGGTGGATTCGATGGATTTAGACCTCATGTACAAAGAAAAATGGCAGCTAAGATTACAAATGTCAATACACAGGGATTCGACATGACTTCTGGAGCATGGGGAGATGATGCATATCGTAGAGCACTTGATATTATTTCAAATGCAGATGAATATGACATCAACATGCTTGTTCTTCCAGGTGTAATCAATGAATTACATAGTGGAGTAGCAGCAAGGGCAATTGAGGTTTGTGAAGATAGAGGGGATGCATTTTATCCAATGGACGGATTCAGTATCGACACCAATGTTGCTTCGGCAATAGTCGAAAGCAATTTGCTTACCACCGATTCAAATTATACTTCGGTATGGTTTCCATGGGTTAAGATCATGAACAAAACCAAAAACAAACCAATGTGGGTTCCACCAAGCGTTGTGCTGCCGGAAATAATTGCATATTCCGATAAAGTTTCTCAACCATGGTTTGCACCAGCTGGATTGAATAGAGGAGGAATTACCGAGGCGTTAGAAGCATATACTCGTTTGAATCATGCGGAACGTGATGACCTTTATGAAAACAGAATTAATCCAATTGCAACATTTCCGGGACAAGGAATTGTGGTTTGGGGCCAAAAGACATTACAAGCAAAAGCCTCTGCGTTGGACAGAATTAACGTGAGGAGATTGTTAATTGCACTGAAAAAATTTGTGGCTTCTGCAAGCAAATATTTGGTTTTCGAACAGAATTCAAGCTCGACAAGAAATCAATTTTTGAACATTGTTAATCCATATATGGAAAGTGTTCAACAGAGACAGGGGCTTCATGCGTTTAAGGTAGTGTGCTCAGAAGAGAACAATACACCCGATTTGATTGATCGCAATATTTTGAAAGGTGATATTTATTTACAACCAACAAAAACTTCAGAATTCATTATAATTGGGTTCAATGTGCTTCCAACTGGAGCAACATTTTCTTAAAGCAAATTAAAAATGAGATTTTTGAAATGTAGTAATGAAAATTACTACATTTTTTTTGACTTTTTCATAGTGTTTGGTGAATTTGCTTATACTTATTAGTATAAATCAATTAAAAATAATTAATCATGAAACGAAGTAAAATATACTCAACCATTACAATTAAAAAAGAATTGTACACTAGATTAAAAAACTATTCAGAAAAAAATGGATATGCAATCACAAAACTAATTTCATTAATGATAGAAAATAAAATTTCGGATAAAGTAAAATGATATTAAGTAATAAAGAAATAGTAAAAATACACAGGATATCGGGTAATGGTGTTTCAGTTGTTTTAAAGAGAAAACACAAAGAAACATATGATTTTATCTCAAATAAATACACAGCCGGTTGTAAATTCGTTGAAAAATTGTACCAGCATATTTTACAGGATTTTGGAAAATGCGTTGTTTGTGAATCACAGTGTGTATTTCTTAGCTTTAAAGAAGGATATCGTAAGCATTGTTCTGTAGCATGTGCTTCACGTGATACAAATATAAAAGAAGATAAAAGAAGAACAATGATCAAAAGATATGGTGTTGATAATATTTTTAAATCAGAGGAATTCAAAACAAAAGCAAAGAAAACAAAAAAAGAAAAATATGGTGATGAAAATTTCAATAATCGTATTAAGGCAAGTGAAACTAAATTGAATTTATACGGCAATGCAAATTTCAATAATCACAACAAATCTGAAGAAACAAATCTTCAAAAATATGGCGTTAAATGTTATTTAGAAACGGATGAATGTAAAAAAAGAACAAATGAAATAAATCAAGAAAAATACGGAGTTGATTGGATAACACAATCTGAACATTTCAAAGAAAAAGCCAAAGATACAACCCTTGAAAAATATGGAGTTGACAATTTTGCAAAATCGCCTTTATTCTTAGAAAAATACAAAGAAACTTGTATGATGAATCATGGCACAGAATACGCTTCACAATCAAACACATTTAAGGACAAGGCTAAAATAACATATTTTAAAAGATTATTATCTGCAGATAGGTTTAACGGCAAAATAAAGTTACTTTTCGATCTATCAGAATATGACGGTGCTAAAAAATCATATTCATTTGAATGTCTTAAATGTAATCAACCATTTAACAGTAAATTAGGAGGCAGTATGATACCAAGATGCCCGTCTTGTTTTTCTCCACGTAATACGTCAATTGGAGAAAAGGAAGCCACTGAATATGTTCGTAAATTAATTCCTACTACAACAATAATTGAAAATTCAAAGAAAATAATATCTCCACTTGAATTAGACATATATCTACCAGAATATAAATTGGCAATTGAATATAATGGCATTACGTGGCATTCAGAAGGATTTGGTGGCAAAACCAAACATTACCATATATCAAAGACAAAGAAATGTGAAGAATTGGGTATTAGATTAATTCATATTTTTGATACAGAATGGGTAGATTCTACCGACATAGTAAAATCAATTCTTAAGAACGCACTTATTGGCTCGTCGAATAAAATACATGCAAGAAAGTGTGCTTTGATAGAAGTCCCTAAAGCTAAGTCAGATTTATTTTTGTTTGATAATCACCTGCAGGGCATTGATAATAGCCATATTCGCATTGCGGCAACACATAATAATGAAATAGTTGCGTTAATGACATTTAGCAAACCTAGGTACAATAAATCATATGAATGGGAAATTGTGCGTTATGCAATTAAACAAGATTGTCAAATAACCGGAATTGCGGCAAGACTATTAAATTATTTCAAAGAAAAATATCATCCAAAATCAATTATATCATATGCAGACAGACGATATTTTACTGGAAAAATTTATGAAAAACTTGGATTTCAACTAATCGGCGAAACACCGCCAAATTACTTTTATTTTGGTAAAGGATATGATTTAACTTCAAGACTACAATTTCAAAAACACAAATTAAAATCATTACTGGAAATCTTCGACCCAGCTCTAACAGAATGGCAAAATATGCAATTAAACGGATTTGATAGAATCTGGGACTGTGGTTCACTAAAATATTCTATGGTTTTCTAAAATTCCTTATAATTATACATATGAAATCATCACAACTCAAATCACTAATAAAAGAATGTATTAAAGAAGTTCATAATGAAAATGCAAACACAGAACGAACTGAACGTAAAAAACTTTTAGCACTTGGGCATAAATACGTAGATAAAATTAAAGCAGAGTGGATCAAAGAACATTCTTCATTAGAAGAAGAAAATGATCGAACCGAAGAACAAGTTATAGATGCCTTATTGGAATTAATAAACTACTCGAATAAATTAAAATAATTATGAAAACATCACAACTCAAATCACGTATCAAAGAATGCGTCAAAGAAGTTCTTAAAGAATCAAATGATCTTAAGAACCTTGAATCAATGGCTAAAGATTTTGTATCAAAGTACGGTAAAGTCAAAATTAAGACTAAGCTATGAGTAAATTTGATAAAATTCGTTTGTTAGATAAATCGTTGATGAGTGCGTTTAAGGAATTAAATGATATTCAGGCCGTGCTTAATTTAATGAAAATTTAACTTTCTTATATTTATATTAAACAAATAAAATCATATGACACCATTTATCGATTGGCGCGAATTTTCCAAACGGGACAAAATTAAACGATTGCCCATTTACGAGCAAAAGCGTTTATACTTTCTTGAAATGCAAAAGCAACAATATCTTAATGATATTATGACTCTTCAAGAACATACCCCACAAGAAACAAATCCAGTATTCCAACAAGGGTGGGCAGTAGCACCACAATCAGGACCAGGAGCCGCGGCGGGGTCACCAGGATATCAACCGCCCACAGATGATATTAATGATTATTGTGTAAATGATTATGTTGAGTCGTACTTTGTCCTTGCAGACCCAATACATTACTAATCATGAAAAAATCTCAACTTATATTGCTTATCAAAGAAACGATTAATGAGGTTCTTAAAGAGTATAATCTTTTACAGGAAAGTGATATTCTTATAAGAGAACGAAGTCAATTGGTACTTAAAGCAAAAAAACATGCCCAAAAATTTAAAGATGAAATTAAAAGGTTGGGATTATGATACTTGAAAATAAAGAAGATGTTGAAAAATTAATTAGTTTCCTTGATAGAAAAATTATCGACTTAAGAAATAGCAAACTTCTTTACAATGATAAAAAGTTTAAATCTGCAATGTTGCTTGCTAAAGAATTTTATGACAATATAGTGATGCCATGGTATGATAAATTTTTAAGAACTCAAAATGAGCCAAGCACCAAGGAAGAACAGGAAATGAATGATACAATATTAGATGTCATCAGTGGAATTAACAAACTTTTAAACCAAAAATAAACAACAATCAAATAAATTAAATACTATGCCACTAACATTAAGAGCAACCAAAGGATCAAAATTAACCATCGCAGAGATGGACTCAAATCTAACGTACTTAGATACTAAGACAGCATATAGTGGATCGTTCACCGGCACCGCGATATCAGGGTCATTGAAATTAAACGCCACGGCATCATACGCACCTGACTGGGCCGCGTCAGATGGAACAATCGTTCCTGCGACAATTAGTGGTGTATCATACTTGTATATGTCAATGGGTGGTACCTGGACCTCGAGGTCATTCGCTTAATATGATAAAACTCAAAACACTTTTAGAAGGATATGTTCCACAATTAAAGAAGTATCAACGAGTCAAGGTATTATCAAAATTAGGTAATATCTTTTCACGTGCAATTGACGTTGATCCATCACAATGGCCACAGCCAGGTCAAACATATGATATTTCTGGAATAGATGTACGTGGAAATATGTATGGGTTTACAAGTTATGAAGATGGCGAAGTTCGGTGGCATGATACAAAATGGATCGATGATCAAATGAAAAAAGGAAAAATAAAAGTAGTATAATACCAAATAAAGGATTACAATGTATAAAGAATCGATTATCAAGAACCTCAAAGAAGGTGGAGAAGAATACAAAACATTTTTTAAAGGTGCAATGAAGAAATTCAATGTCACAACCATAGCAGGAATGACCGATGAAAAGAAAAAAGAGTTCTTTGATTATGTCGAGAAAAATTTCAAAGCCAAGAATGAATCGATTAAAGAAATGATTCGAGCAACGATTAAAGAAGTATTAAAAGAAGAATCATCAAACAAAGGGTTACCTGAATTAAATATATTAATTTCAATGTGCAAGGAGTATATCAAGAAGCATGGAAAGTAATTTCAATCAAATTCGTAAATTACAAACAGAACTGAAAGCTGCATTTGAAAGAATTGAGAAATCATCACAAACTAAAAATGTCGAAAGGGCAATTGCACTTGGAAAAATAATTAAATTCTTTAAAGAAAAAGAATCTCAAGCAATTAATAATTTGTTCAACGCAGGGTTAGAAATTAGTAATGATGACGTAATTAAACAACTTAAATCACTGCAAGACTTATTAAAGGTCATACTGTTATTAGAACAAAATATCAAGGAAAATATGAAAAAATCAGAACTATTATCAATTATCAAAGAATGCGTCAAAGAAGTTCTTATTACTGAAGCAGAATCTGAAGATCGTTTAAAATCCATTCAAATCAAAATTGACAATAAGAAAAAAACATTAAGTGACCCGACCCTTAAACCGGAACGTAAAAGTGAATTGCAACAATCACTTAATAAACTAATTATCCAACAATCGGAATTAAAAAAGAAATCATCAAAACCAAAAGATAAATGACATCAGACGAAATTAAGTTATTTATTAAATCAGAAATTCAGCGAGTAATGACTGAAGAATTTTATGAGGTAGTTAATTCAACGGAATTAAACGATGTAAACGATACACTGCTCATGGAACGGTTAAATTATAATTTAAGCGATGTTTATCATATTACCCATGAATTACCAACTTCAATTGAATTTAAAGATGAGTTCGGTGTAACTCACATTACAAAGATTACCAAAAATAATGATTTTATGGAAGTAAAATTATATTGGTTGGATGATACAAATACATTGAGATTAGATGCACCCACAAAAACAACGAATAAAACATTAAATACTCATTTATCTAATTTAATTAATAAGTTTTTACCTAAGTATAAATATTTTGTAATTCAACCAACTGATGCAATTAGACATAGATTATTTTGGTTAGTTCTAAATAAATATGTAGACATAACTAAATGGGACGTAACTCAATTGCAGCGAAAAATTTTAATCATTAAAAAACCAACAACATGAAAAAATCAGAACTAATAACACTTATCCGCGAATGCGTGAAAGAAGTAATTAAAGAAAAATCTGGTAGACTTCAAGAGGCTGTTAAACCATATTCGTCCTTAAAAGAGTATAATAAAGATTTAGATAAAATGATAGTTTTAGCTAAACAACTGATTAAGAAATGAATAATTTCAATGTAATAAGAATATTGCAGCATGAGGTTGAAACTTTATTCACCAGCATAAATAAAAACAGAAGTTCTTTAGACACAAATAAATTAATTGTATTAGACCAGTTATTGAAAATGTTTGAAGCTTCGAAGACACGAGTAATAACCGACTTATTCGATGCAGAACAAACTGTTACCGAACAAGAGAGTATAACCAAATTAAAATCATTAAAAACAATACTAACCATATTATTAGAAACAACCAATTGGAAATCATGAAAAAATCAGACCTAATAACACTTATCCGTGAATGCGTTAAAGAAGTAATCGCAGAAAACAAACCCGTGAAAAGCACCGATCCAACACCTAAAGCTGGAGAAGCCCAAAAGACCGAAGCGAAAGTTGATGCTAATATCCTAAACAAATCAGGAAAGGCAATAAAAGGTAAAGCATCTGATGCAGAGATGAAAGCTGCTGTTGCAAAAGCAAATGCAAATACTAAAAACGTCGCAGCATATCAACCATCAAAAGAAAAATACACTATGATCAAAGGTGTACCACATAAAACGGTAAATGGAAAATTAGTACCACTGACTAAGAAATAAAATCTCTTATACTTATATATAACAATTATTAACACCAAAACACTATAAAAAAATCCGAGTTAAAATCATTGATAAAAGAATGTGCCAAAGAAGTACTTTTAGAAAAGAAATCAAGTCTTAATGAAAGTGCCTTTGAATATTGGTACAATGAAAAGGAATTTATCAACCAACTTAAAAAAGTAGAAAAGGCCTTTCCAAAGAACACAAAGGTAATCGCCGCTCTTAACACAATTTTAAAAGACCCAAAGAATCGAGCATTTGCTTTTGACGATGATGAATTTGTAAAAGTTTTAACTCGTAACGGAGTAGATAAAGATTGGGTCTGGGACAATTTTTAGAGCTATCAGACCTAAATTATTGAAAATCAAAAACTCTTATACTTATATGTATAACAGTTGATAATGGCAAGACCCAAGAAACATAGGGAATTACTTACCAAACAATGTAAAAACATAAATTGTGATGATACATTTGAAGTGGTAATTGGTACTCAAAAAGAAAAGAAACAATGGTGTTCTCACAAATGTCGCAGTAGTGATGTAGATGAAATTGAAAGGATGAAAATTTCTCAACGGAAGACTTGGAATGAAAAGTATAATGGCAAACATCCAATGGCCACCGCAGAAACTCAAAAGCGACACAAAGCGGCGGTAATGAAAAATTTAGGTGTCGAACATGCCCTACAATCTGATAAATGTAAGAAGAAAGTAAAGGCAACTCTATTAGAAAGATATGGTGACGAGAATTATAATAATCCGGATAAGATGAAGGAAACTTGTTTGAAAAATTATGGTGTTGAGAATCCACAACAGGTTAAAGAAATTAGAGAAAAATCTTTAAAGACTAAAATAATTAAGTACGGAGAAGGCAATTCGTCAAATAGTAAAAAGGCAGTTGCAACTTCCAAAGAAAGATGGGGCGATAATTTTAATAACCGAGTAAAGACAAAAGAAACTTGTATTGAAAGATTTGGTTGTGAATATGCCGCTCAATCACCGGAAGTACAGAATAAAATTAAGAAGACTAATTTGGAGAGATATGGAGTTGAATTTCCACTGCAGTCAAAAGAAATTGTCAAGAAGACACATGATACATGGAAGAAAAATTATAAAACACTCCATGGAATTACATACGAACAATATCTAGAAACTTTACCTGAAGTAAAATTATATAAGCGACAGGTTTCTATTATCACTAATAGGCAACCAATTAAAATTTTATCTAATTATAATAAGCGAGGAAAAGCAGGTATAAACGGTGCTTATAATCTCGATCATATATTTCCTATCATCGAAGGATTTAAAAATAATATTCCACCTGAAGTAATCGGCGATATCAGTAATCTACAGTTTATTTCGTGGGAAGAAAACAATAAAAAAAGTGATAACATTCATGAAAATCTTGAAAATGTTATACTTATTAGTAACAAATATTTAAAATAAGGAAATACATTATGGCAGAGCTAATAGATCCTCAAGCTATCTTTTTCACCGCTTTCGAGCCCAAAACTCAAAATCGCTTCATCATGTCAATTGAAGGCATACCTGCTTTCTTAATCAAAGCAGCCGGAAGACCTTCGGTAAAATTTGGCGACGTGGTACTTGATCACATCAACGTAAAACGTAAACTCAAAGGCAAAGCAGATTGGGATCCAATTACAATTAAAATGTACGACCCGGTTGTACCCTCAGCCGCACAGGCAGTAATGGAGTGGGTAAGGTTGAGTCATGAAAGCGTTACGGGTCGTGATGGGTATAGTGATTTTTATAAGAAAGATATTACGTTCAATGCACTTGGACCGGTTGGTGATCGTGTAGAAGAATGGACATTGAAAGGTGCTTATATTCAATCTGCACAATTCGGCGACATGGACTGGTCACAGGAAGGACCGGTAGAAATAACAGTGGTGTTGGCATATGATTTTGCGGTGCTTCAGTTTTAGAGTATAATAATACAGCAACGTAACACGAATTTCTTAATTTCCTTATACTTATTAGTACAACAAAATACTAATAATTATAAGGAAATTTTTATGAATAAATGTCAATATTGCAATAAAGAATACCCAACCATCCGCGGGCTAGAAGTCCACAAAGGACGAAAACACATCGACGAAGTCGCACAAGAAAACAAAGATAAAATACAATCTAAACCATGTCAATGTCCAAGATGTGAAGCTAAATTTGATTCGTATATGGGAGTTGCAACCCACTCAAAAATTACACACAAATTAACAGGGCAAAAATTATTTATGGAGTATAACCACATCACAGAAATTCCAAAGTGTAAATGTGGGTGTGGTCATAACACCAATTACTCTCCAGGTAAAGGTGGACGTTTCGGTGAATATCTTCAAGGCCACGTTTCTAGAGTTAATGGTGGATTTTATTCTTTGGAAGGCTCACGCAAGTCACATGAGACTCAAAGAAAACACTTTGCATCTGGTGAAATTACACAATGGAATAAAGGCAAATCATATGAAGAAACATTTGGTAAAGAACGAGCCCAAAAAATAAAAGACACCATCAGCAGTAATAAAGAGCGGGCAAATAAAATTTCAATTGGTAGGAAGGAGTTTTTAGCGAAAGAGGCGGGTTATTCATCATGGCAAGAATGGTACAACGATTTAACAGCCCGTGATCAATATTATTACCTCGTACGAGTTCTAACTGAAGCAAATTCTCATCTAATTCCAGGATATGATAAATCAACTCGTGGACTTGCAGGAAAAGAAGGTGCCCACCAAATTGACCATATTATTTCAATAGCAAAAGGATTTAAACAAGGCATTTCACCTGAAGTAATAGGTTCCGTTGATAATTTGCGATTTATACCTTGGAAACAGAATTTACAGAAGGGGTCTAGATAATCATTAATGGGTTTCTTAATTTCCTTATACTTATTAGTACAACAAAAATACTATTAAGGGCCGCGCGTATTGAATTTTGTCATTGAAAATTTTTTACTATATTAAAAATAAAGAGTGGACAGTAGGTAGCTCCTATTTCCCGAAACCGAATAAGTACGGATTACACTCATTTTATAAATCTATTCGGAGATAAAATGAAATGTTCCTACCCAAGTTGCAATACTGTTATTCTGAATAACAATAAATATTGCTCAAAAGAATGTCGATACGACCACGTTAAATTGAAATCACGTGAAACTCGACAATGTTCAAATCCTCAATGTACAAATACTTTTGAAGTTGGCAAATCATCGACTAAAACTTCTTGCTGCCTAAAGTGCTCAAGGAAATCACCAGAATATCTTGCTCAAATTAAAACAACTAATATTGCAAAGTATGGAGTTGATAATCCTTCTAAGTCTCCAGAAATAATCGAAAAGATCCGAAAAACCAATCAGAAAAAATACGGAGTAGATAGTTACTATCAAACCGAAGAATTTAAAGAAAAGTCGAAAAAAACAAAAAAAGAAAAATATAATGAAGAATTTTTTAATAACCGTGATAAATGTAATGCAACCAAAACTGAAAAATATGGCGATCCAACATATTGCAATAAAGAGCAAATAATAACAACTAACCAAGAAAGGTACGGAGCAAATTCATTTACATCAACAGAAGAAGGTAAAGAAAAGGTTACTACAACTAATCTAGAACGATATGGGGAAGAATGTTATTTTGATACAGACAAATTTAAAGAGACATACCAACAAATGCTCAGTGAGCGAGGAGTTATTAATATATCACAATTACCAGAAGTTAAACAAAAAAACAGAGACAGCCATCTTAAACGATTCTTTGGATTATTAATTAATTCAGACAGACTTAAAGAAAAAGTTATTCCGTTGTTTTCAATTAATGATTATAAAGGAGTAAAAGAAGGAAATCAATACGAATTTCAATGTAAAATATGTTCAACAAAATTCTATACTACTATTGATAACGGAACAATACCAAGATGTCCAAAATGTTATCCTCCGTTAAATGGTGAATCAATTGGTGAAATCGAACTATATGAATTTATTTGTACATTAGTTGGAAAAGAAAATGTTATACGTGGTAATCGTAAAATTTTAAAAGGCCGTGAGCTTGATATTTATATTCCATCAATGAGTATTGCGATAGAGTATAATGGATTATATTGGCACACTGATCTTCATGGTAAAGGTACAAAATCATATCATATTTCAAAAACCGAGGAATGTGAGAAATTAGGAATACAATTAATACACGTTTGGGATTTTGAATGGCTGAACAAACAAGAAATTGTAAAATCAATCATTAGACAAAAATTGAGTTATGTAAAGACAAAAATATATGCTCGTAAATGTAATGTGCAAGAAATTAATAATGAACAATATACTAGATTTATTTTAGACAACCATTTACAAGGCATTAAGTCTTCGTCTATTAAAATTGGATTATTTCAAAACGAAGAACTATTGTCAATTATGTCATTTAGTAAAAAAGGTATAAATCAGTATGAAATGGATCGGTTTTGTAATAAAATTAATACAAGTGTAATCGGGGGAGCGGATAGACTATTCAAATATTTTTTGAAAATTTATAACCCAAAATTCATCACTACATTTTCAGACAGACGATTTTTTGATGGTAAAATATATTTGAAATTAGGATTTGAATTTAAAGGTTTCACCTCACCTAATTACCAGTACACCCATCGATTTAAGGTTATTGGTTCGAGACTTAAATTTCAGAAACATAAACTAAAAGGACTGCTTGAAATATTTGATCCTAATTTATCGGAATGGCAAAATATGCAATTGAATAAATATGACAGAATTTGGGACTGTGGACATAGAAAATTTACATGGAGTAATCATTCTCACTGAAAACCTAAACTTCATATAATTATTACAAACATAATATCATGAAACCCTCACAACTCAAAGATCTCATTAAAGAACAAGTCAAATTAATACTTACCGAAGCCCCAGAAGGTACCAAAAACGTATCTCATCATTTACTTGGGCTTCGTCAAGAAAGACTTGTAATTTCAGGTCCAACCGTTCCACAACTAAAAGACCAAATTATCAAAATTGCAAAAAAGCATGACCCAGAATCTAAAATGCAATTTTTTCCTGCCACTCAAAAAGTAGTTGGATTATTTGCCGTCGCGAAACTTCAATTTATGCAGCGTGATATGAAACAACTCGACAAATCCATTAAACTGGAATTTAAAGCCAGACAATTAAAATAGATTTGGTAGTTTCAAGAACTTTCATTATATTAAGTAACATAAATTAATATTATGAAAAAAGGTTATTATGTAATTGCAAAAGAGTTTTCGTTTTGCTACTCGCATCGAGTGCACAGTCAGTCCCTTAACTCGGAATATTCAATTGACACAGCTTGTAAATGTAGACACCTCCATGGTCATCAAGGTACCGTTAATGTCTATATAAAAGCAGACAAACTAAAAGACGGAATGTGCACAGATTTTAAACATTTGAATTGGTTTAAAAAATTCATCGACGAAACCCTAGACCATAAATTTATCATGGACAGTAGTGACCCATTACTCTATAATATCTTTCCAGCATTAAATTTCCAGGAATTTGGTACAGACCCTGCCGATACATATGACGTCCATTCCGAAGGATTCAACACCGTCAAACCATCGTTATATTCCGCAGCCGATACTCACATTCAAGAACTTTATGAAGGACTTGTCGTGGTACCATTTGTACCTACATCGGAAAATTTATCAAAGTGGTTATTTGATATTGTGTCGAAGAAGATGAAAAAAATTGGAGTTACCGTCAGTCAAGTACAATTTTGTGAAACACCTAAATCACAGGCAAATTATCATGTATAACACCGAAGCTGCACTGGTACAAGAATTTATAAAAAATGTCAACCAAGTAGGTGCCCATTTAGAAGTAATTTCTTCTGCAAAGATTTTACTTGGTCGTGATAATAATGTATTTCCTGTTGCACATGACCCAGCTATATTTTTTGCATGTATTGTTGGATACCTTGAATCTGTTGAAGAATATGAATTGTGTGGCCGCCTCATTAAAAATAAAAAAAAGGTATTAAAAAGATTGGTTCCGATGGATGATCACTATAAAAAAGTGTTAGCTTCCTTTAAAGATTTATTTGACGACTTAATTTAAAAACAATGCCTAAAACTTTAATAGAATCGTTCCCAACAGAAAGTAGAATTGCTGTAATAGATGGAAGCTCAATATTAAATATTTCAGAATGTTTTATGGATACTGTTCAAGGAGAAAACTTTGCCGGTATTCCTTCGACATTTCTTAGATTACAGAATTGTACACTCGCATGCGGCTGGTGTGATACTTTAGAAGTATGGAAACAAGGAAATCCATATTCAGTAAAAGAACTTATTGAAATATTTCAAAAAAATGGAACTTTAGACAAATTCAAACTTGGACAAAATTTAATATTTACCGGTGGCAGCCCATTGTTACAACAAAATGCATTAATTGAATTGATACATGGTTTAGTTAATGAAAACTCATTACCATTTATTCAAATCGAAAATGAATGTACTCGACTACCTGCTAATAGGTTAGTTGAATATATTTCAATTTGGAATAATTCACCAAAACTATCAAATAGTGGGATGCGAAAAGAATTAAGATATAAACCAGACATTCTAAAATTTTTATCCAAATTAGAAAATAGTTGGTTTAAATTTGTCATTTCGAATATGGAGGACTGGAGCGAAATTCAAAGAGATTTTTTAGATACAAATTTAATTCGAAAAGATCAAATTGTAATAATGCCAGAAGGACAAACTCGCGAACAATTACAAAAGAATTACAATTTTGTAGTCAAAATGGCAGTTGAACATAATGTTAGAATGAGTGATAGAATGCATGTTACCATATGGAACAAAAAAACTGGTGTGTAAAATCAATTGAGATTTAGTGATAAACGAAAATTAAGTAATCAATCATGAAATGTAAAATTTGCAACGAAGAAATTAATCTATCAGTTTTTGGTATGCCTAATAATATTTGTTATGGATGTTTTACCGAACCAGAGAAGAAAGAAGTACTAAATAAAAATTTGAAAGAAGTAAAAATTAAAAAAAAATTAAAAAGTGAAAAGACAAATCATACACGAAAAAATCTTTACAAAACACTACGATGGAATTAGAAGTAGGATTCTATTTTCAGATTTACCAACGAATATATTACCAACAGATTTTATTGATATTGTAAAAGTAGAAGGGTATTATTCAGAAAATAATTCATGGGACGACCATACTATATTAATTGTAACTCGCGACAGAGAAGAAACTGATGTAGAATTTGAAAAATCAAAAAAATTCCAGGAAAAGAGAAAGGAAATGAGTAGACAAGCTCGTTTAGAGCAATATCAAAAATTAAAAAAAGAATTTGAACCATGAATTACTTTTTAGAAATAGCGTTCTCCGGTTTCTGGCAATTCGTTGGATGTTGGATACTTTTATGTACGGCAGCAACAATTCCACTTGCAATAATCAATCGAGTACTTCGCCATTGGACTCTTATCAAACACGGATATCCACCACCACATTGTAACGCCGACGGAGAATGATTATACAGATTTTAGGATGGCTGAGCACAGCCCTTGTGCTCGTTGGATATTTTTTAAACTCACAACAAAAAGTTAAATTGGCAATGATAACTTGGATAACCGGGGATATTGGATGGATAATTTATGACATTGGAATAAATAACCTCAGCCACGCGGTTTTATCATTTGTGATTATTGGTTTAAATATTTACGGAATTATTAATATATTAAGAAATAATAAAATCAATAAATCGGTATGGCCATAAAAAAACAAAACAACGCAAAAATAATAGAAAACGCAACAGTTAAATTTGGTGAGTTTTTAACTGCCTTAGGATTTGACTGGGCTCAAGATCCAAATCAAAAAGATACACCTGCACGAGTTGCAAAAATGTATGTTAATGAATTATACCAAGGCATATTTCATCCTGCACCAAAAATTACCGCGTTTGATAATACCGATAAATATGATGGTATAGTTTTTGAAGGCAACATTACCTTAAATTCTTCGTGCGCCCATCACTGCTTACCATTTATTGGTAAAGCCCACGTCGCATACATTCCAGGAAAAAAAGTAATTGGATTAAGTAAATTAAATAGAATAGTTGAATACTTTGCAAAACGGCCACAAATCCAAGAATCACTTACCATGCAAATTCACGATTATGTAAATACAATTTGTGAAGGGAATAATGGAGTAGCCGTTGTAATCGAAGCAGCCCACCAATGTACATGCATCCGAGGTGTCGGACACAATAGTACAATGATGACATCAAAACTTTCCGGTGCATTTACAAAGGCAGATACCAAAAGAGAGTTTTATGAATTTATTTCAAACTTAAGAAAGTAAATAGGTGTATAAAAATTGTTATTTTCATAAAACTACCAATTCCATTTATTTATGGGACGACATAAAAGGACTTTTAAAAATACCATACAATCATTATGGTTTTATAAAAGACCCAAATGGAGACCATGTAAATTTATTTGGTGATAGAGTTCGTAAAGTATCGCGTTGGGGAGTCGAAGACGAAAAAAATATGTTCGAATCTGACCTCCGACCTGTCACCCGGACTTTAATTGATAGGTATTTGGATTCTGACGATATGTCAATTAATGTCAATGTAATGACCATTGACATCGAGGTGGCAAAGAATAAACTTACTGGTTATAGCACAGTTGAAAACGCCGACAATACAATTACAGCAATTGCCATTCATGAATCACTAAATAATAAAGCGTATGCTTTTATTTTAGATGTTAAAAGTAAAATACAATTAAAAACACTTGATTCAGCCGAAATTTTTTCTTGTAAAACCGAAGAAGAATTACTACAAAAATTTTATAAGAAATACACTGAAATCCATCCGGACATTATTACTGGATGGAATATTGATGAGTTTGATATTCCATACTTATACGGCCGCACCATTAAGGTATTAAATAAGAAATTTGCCAATGCACTTTCACCAATTGGTATAGTTGAAAAAAGATTTTCCCATGACGATGATGCATATTCATTTGCCATTGCAGGAGTTAGCTGTTTGGATTATATGACACTATACAAAAAATTTACATATTCAGAGGAATCATCATATGCGTTAAATGCAATTGCTATTAAGGAACTTAGACAAACCAAACTTGAATACGATGGCGATTTGGATATGCTATATGAAAGTGACATTGAACGATTTGTACGATATAACATTAAAGACATACAACTTGTAATTGATTTAGATAAAAAATTGGAATTTATTTCGTTGGCACGAGGAATTTGTCATAAAGGCCACGTGGTGTATGAAGATGTTTTTGCTTCATCAAAATCACTTGAAGGAGCCTCACTTACATATTTAAAAAGAATGGACATTGTTGCTCCTAATAGGCAACACCCTATTTCATTGAAAATTGGACCAAAGCAATATAAAGGAGCAGCTAAAATAATTGTAGTCGACACCATTCCATTAAGAGTACCTGCAACGGGACAATTAAAAATACGCAAAACAAAATCTAGTTATTTCAAAGTAAAGTATAAAGGATTTAAAGATGATTACTTTATTCTTGAAGAACCGCTTCCCGAAGAAATTAATAATTCAATGGAACTAACGCTTGATTTAATTGGTGCGTATGTTAAGGAACCACAAGTCGGTAGACATGACTGGGTGTATGATTTGGATTTGACCGCTCTATATCCCATGATTATCATTTCATTGGGTATTTCACCAGAAACAAAAGTCGGGCGAGTATTGAATTTTGATGGCAAACAATTTGTAAATAAACTTGAAAAAATATATGAAGTCAAAATTGGCAGCCATGTTGATAAGTACAATACCAATGACTTTATAAAGTATTTAACTGACAAAAATTATTCAATTTCAGCATCGGGTGTATTATACAATAAAAATGTAAAAGGATTCATTCCAAGTATTTTGGAAGCGTGGTTCAATGAACGGGTCGAGTATAAGGACTTAATGAAAAAGTATAAGAAAGAAGGCGACAAAGATAAAACAAAGTTTTACCATAATCGCCAGCTCATACAAAAAGTTATTTTGAATAGTTTCTATGGAGTTCTTGCTCTTCCATCATTTCGTTTCTACGATGTGGCGAACGCAGAATCGGTGACCGCAGGCGGCCAACAGCTCATCAAATTTACTGCAACTATTGCAAATCAATACTATAACCAAGTATGTGGTTCCAAAGGAATTGATTATGCAATATATTCTGACACAGATTCTTCCTTCTTTTCATCCTGGCCAATTATACAAAAAAGATTTCCTGATGTTAAAATAAATGATATACCTAGATGTACCAACGAAACACTAAAGATTGCAACTGAAGTACAAACATTTATTAATAAGTCATATGATTTATATGCCAACCGATTTCACAATATTAAATCACATAGGTTCTTCATTAAGCAAGAACTCATAGCCCGGGCGGGTCTTTGGATTGCAAAGAAACGATATGCACAACTTATTATTAATGAAGAAGGAATTATGTTACCCGCTCCAAAACTTGATGTAAAGGGAATCGATGTGGTTCGTTCAAATTTTCCAAACGCATTTAGAACGTTAATGTCCGATGTAATAACAAAAATACTCGAAGGGTCCGACGCAACTATCATAAATAAATTTATTGGAGAATTTAGGAATGGAGTACCAGCATTGTCACTATTGGAAATAATGTTTCCGTCTGGCATATCCGATATTAAAAAATATGAGTCAATACAAATGGAATTATTTAATTTTCCAAAAGGCACACCCGCCCATGTCAAGGCCGCTATAGCATATAATAATATTTTACAAAAAGGAAAACTAATCAATATCAAACCGATTACAAACGGCGATAAGATTAAATATACATACCTCAAGCAAAACCCATATGGGCTCGAATCAATGGCACTTAAAGGATTCGAAGATCCTATTCAAATTGAAAAATTTATACGACAATATATTGACCATGAAAAGGTATTTGATACTGCACTTGGTAATAAATTACAGGATATTTTCAACGCAATGAAATGGGGCTCTGTAATCTCAAACACAGCTGTTTCTGATTTTTTTAGTTTTTGAGTTTGATATTTACAAAACTTTTACTATATTACTATATGAAAATAATATTACATTCAAAGAACGTTAAAAATTTTAACTTATCACAAGATTTAATTAATGATGTTAAGATTTATGATGAGAAAAATCTAGTTAATTGTTATTCTACGTTGCAATTTGCCATTGATTCAAAAAATCATGATAAAGTATATTGTCGACATTTTACTTTTGATAAACCTACTAAATGGGAAATATTTTAAACTAAAATTATATGCACGGTAAATCAATATGGCAAGGTATCGAAGTCGAAGGACGTTTGTCCGATATAATGACATTGTATATTCGAGATGGAAACTTGCCAATAGGTTGGGGAAATTATCCGCACGTATATTTTACAATTGAATATATTAGAAAGGCAATTATCGATAATAAATGGGGACAAATCCTTGCAGTATTAGATGAAACCAAGAATATGGTTACAATAGAGTCGGACCAACAAACATTCGATGATATTCCAATTTTTCTTTTTAATAGGGTCCATGTAATTTATAGAATAAAGATTCCAGCCAACCATATATCAAAATTAAAAAAGATGGACACGATTAGTATGGATGAAGGATGGTACCATTGCACACAAATAACCAAACATAATTGCCTGATAACGACGCCGGATGATTACAAATTTGATACCGAAATAAAATGAGGCAAAACATAATAATTTCATTGCAAGTAGAGGGGCTACATTGTTGGCCGGCGGCGAAGGAAGTATTTCCAGATGTTGCATTCCTTTCAAATCCACATAGACATATTTTTCATATATGCTGTAAGAAACGAGTTAGTCACAGCGACAGAGATGTGGAAATTATACGTTTCAAACGAAGTGTACTTGCATATCTAAATAAAACGTATGGTACATCAATCATAACAGATGTAAATTATCGACACCTAGAATTTGGCTCAAAGTCATGTGAAATGATATGCGAAGAACTACTTGAGAAATTTGATTTGGAGTATGTAAGTGTATTAGAGGACGGAGAAGTAGGTGCGGAGCTTTATAAAAATTAATTTATGAAAAAGAGAAAAATATTTTACTTTCCGTTAGAGCCTCTTAAGAGCCGATATACATACCAACTCTGTACCAGCTGGATTCCTTCGACTTTTTTGAGATATAAAGAAACTCATAAGTTTATTCGAGTAGATGGGGATTTTGATTCCAATGAAGAAATTAAAGTGGGAGCGGTGCTCGATGCCATCGGACGTGGTAAATTTTCACTATCACAATGTGCAACCTTTCTCGAAATGATTCGCACCAACCAAGTAACTGATGATTCGATTATTTACTTACAGGATTATTTCACGCCGGGATTAGATTCAATCTTTTATGCTTTAGATTTATACAATATCAAAAACATAAAAATCTATGCAATGCTCCACGCACAATCAGTCGACGAATATGACTTTACATATCCGATGCGAAATTGGATGCGACACTATGAATTAGGACAAGATAAACGAATGGCAGGAATATTTGTTGGTTCGTCTATACATAAAGAACAATTACGAGCCGCAGGATTCACTGCTCCGATTCATGTAGTTTCATTACCAATACACAAACAACTGACAATCGATGTATTACCAAATTACAAGGAACTTGAAAAGAAGGATGTGGTTGTATATTCATCGCGATTAGACAAAGAAAAGAATCCACACTTTATGATGGAAGTTGCTAAAAAGTTTTTAGAACAATATGAAAAGGTAGAGTGGCATTTCACAACTTCGGGTAAGTCAATAAGAAGCATGCTCCCCGGAGTAGTTGAGGCAATGTATAAATTGGCTAAAGAACAACCTAGATTTAAAATATTAACTGGGTTGACTAAAGAAGAATATTACACCGAGCTTGCAACTTGTCGCGTACAATTTAATAGTTCGTTGCAGGACTATGTAAGTTGGACGGTAATTGAATCGACTATATTTGGTGCCGACATTGTATTTCCGAAGTTTAGATCATTTCCAGAATTTATTTCAGAGGATAGAATGTACACTCCGTTTGATGTAACAAGTGCAATGAAAGTAATATTGGCAGCATTTTCTGCACCGAGAACACATGATTATATCGGTGACATTTCAGATATGGGCCGCCAACTCGAAGCATACATTATGGTAAATGATGTTACAAACGAACTAAATGTTTGGCACGAAACTGAATACATTAAAACACTTTTGAAATGACTTTAGACAATAAACAATTACAGCGTAAATTTATTTATTTCCCATCATTTGATGCGGGCCCTGCGGGTAATTCGTATAAAAAGGATTTAAGATTTAAAGATGGTACACCATATCGTTTTTATCAAGAAGGATTTCCAAAAAATTATCTTCACAAAAGATTTCTATTTCCTGCAGGGCACAACTATAAAAATATGAATCTCCGTAAGCAATTCCAATTTCCTCCTGGAACGATTGTATTTGGAGATTCTGGAGGATACCAAATTGCCACAGGAATTTTAAAATGGGACTCTACTATTCGGCAGAAAATATTTGAATGGCTTGAAGAAAATTCGGATATTGCAATGAATATAGATATTCCTACTCGTGGAATGTATGAAGGTAAATTCGAAGAATGCCTTAAAATATCATCTGAAAATTTTAAGTATTTTCACGACAACCAAACAGGTAAAACTCGTTTCTTAAATGTACTGCAGGGCACTAATCAAGGAGAGTATAAACGGTGGTATGACGAAGTTAAACAATATGATTTTCAAGGATGGGCAATAGGAGGCGGCCGCAATATTTATAATTTAATGTCTGCACTTGCCATTTTACTCGAAGGAAAAGAACATCTAAACAAAAATAATAAAGTATTGCATATATTAGGAGTAAGTAAAATTGCAGACTTTTTATTACTTGGGCAATTGCAACGCTCATTAAATGAAATCGGCAGTAATATGCAAGTCACAACCGATAGTTCGTCTCCATCACGTTCAACCGTATATGGCTTTTGGTACACAGGGTTTGATATAAAAGAAGAAGTGTTTAGGTGTGTACATATTCCACGAAAAGACAAGGCCAATATACTTGACACTTGTACATTCGGAAGGTTACCTGCAATGTGCCCTGAAATTGATAAAGTTATTTTTGATAATTTTACACTCGATGAATTTATGGAAATGAAAACCGAGCACTATGCAGCCATGGTTTTACATAATTTTGGTATATTCATCGATGCAATTAATCAATGTAACGAATTGGTATATTCTGACAGATATATTTTAGATCAATTGTTATGTCACGATTCAGCACTTATTTTGAAAAGCATTGATGAAATGATTAAAACCGGTAAACCAATGGAAGTATTTAATAAGTATCTACCAATTTACAAAAAGGTTGCAGCAAAACAAGACGCAGCTGCAGGCCAAGAAACAGTCAACGAATTTTTCCAACTTTAATTTTTAATTTATATTTTTATGAAAAAATCACTATTACAAAACTTTATTAACAAATACCATTTAGCAGGAATTGCTGAATCAGTGAAAGTAGTATCCAATGGTAAATTAGAATGCAACTTCGTATCCGACGATCAGAATCTTGTCGGTAATGTTACACTTAATTCCAATCAACTTGAAAATGCAGAACTTGGTATTTATCAAACATCACAACTCAATAAGTTACTTACAGCCCTTGACGAAGATTTGGATATTAAACTTGACAAAGCAAATGATACCGTTTTCTCAATGGTACTCAGCGACAAAAAAACAAATGTAAAATTCATGCTCGCCGATTTGTCAATTATTAAAAAAACACCGGCACTTAAAGATTTACCTGCTTTTGACATTGAACTTGAACTTGATTCAGATGTCGTGGACAAATTTATTCGCGCAAAGAACGCATTATCCGATGCAAATATTTTTGCGGTAAAATGTGATGGCAAAACAACCCAATTCATTCTTAACTATTCAACTACATTAACCAATCGAATTACATTTGATGTTAAAACCACAAAGGCAAGTAACACCGACATGGTTGCATTTTCCGCAAATACGTTCAAAGAAATTTTAGTTGCAAATAAAGGCATGAAAGGAACAATGAAAATCAGCTCCAAAGGTATTGCCAAGATTGAATTTAGTGATAAAGAGTTCTCCTGTTTTTACTACATTGTTAAACAATTAATATCATAAAATATCAAATAATAAATAGGGATGAATTAACCCAAATTAACGCTTCTGGAGAGCAGCCAATAGGTACTCAAAGAAAGAAGAAAAATCAAAATAAAAATTTAGTTTTATAGATTTTATAAGATTTATCATTATGTTTAATGAAGAACACACATTGTGGGCAGAAAAATTCCGTCCTAAAAAACTTGAAGATTATATTGGAAATGAATCAATAATCGATAAGTTTCGTATTTGGCTGCAGAGTGGAGAAATACCACATATTCTTCTACATTCACATTCTCCTGGAACAGGGAAAACCTCCGCTGCTAAAATGTTGGCTATGAACGTCGACGCCGACATTTTATATGTAAATGCATCTGACGAAAACTCAGTTGATGTAATGAGAGATAAAATTAAAAATTTCTCAAGTACAATTGGTTTCAAAAAATGGAAGATTGTGATACTCGACGAGATGGATTTCCTTAGTGCCGGGGCAATGGCAATCTTAAGAAATTTAATGGAATCGTTTAGTAAGACAACCAGATTCATTCTAACTTGTAATTATATTGAAAAAGTAATCGATCCAATCCAGTCACGGTGTCAAGTATTTCATATTCAAACCATAAGTAAAAAGGACATTGCAAAAAGATTGGTTTATATATTACAAACCGAAAATGTGTCGTTTGATATGAATGATGTTGCTGCAATTGTTAATTTGAATTACCCAGACATCCGTCGAGTTATTAATATGGCACAGCAACATTCTGTAAGTGGAAGGCTTGTGCTTGATAAACAATCGGTCATAGAAAATGATTACACTACAAAAGTAATTACAATTCTTAAAGATACCAGTTCGCCAAAAGATAAGCTGGCAACCATTCGCCAATTAATAGCAGACGCAAAAGTACGGACATTTGAAAGTTTGTATCGCGAACTATTTGCCACAATTGATGATTGGGCTATTGGCCATGTCGGACCATGCCTATTGATAATGGCAGAAGCACAATATAAAGATGCTTTTGTAGTTGCAAAGGATATGAATTGTGCAGCGATGTTTATGCAGATTATAAATGAAATGAACCAAACCAATTAAACTATAAATTATGATAGTAGGACCAGACGGAAACACTCCGCCGCCACGTAAACCACAAGTACAAGTCGATGTAATGTCACAACCAAACATCAGATGTACTGAATGCAACGGACTTTATTTTGAGCCGGTAATGATGTTTAAAAAAGTAAGTAAATTATTAACAGGTACACATCAAGATCAAGTGGCTCCTATCCAAGTAATGCGTTGCTGTGATTGCGGAACACCTTGTGAGGAGCTCACGCCTAAATGAAATGGAAAGGAAACCACGCACACCAATTGATTTTATTAAGGATTTAACCGAAAGGAAAACTCCATGGTCAAGTCTTAGTGAAAATGACCAGAAAGGCTTTAGCGTCTTTATCATTAACCTTTTCTTGAGCATGCACCTAGATTTAGTTGAGTTCATTAATGATTTACAACGATACACAATAGGACAACTGACATCGGAGCAGGTGTATAAATTGTATTTAGATTTGTTACCGAAAAGTAAGTTACCTTTCTGTAAGTTTATAAAAGCAACGAAGGGTGATAAATATAATCCTGAATTGGTTAAACTTATTGCCAATCACTTTTATATTTCAAAACGAATTGCCTGTGAGTATATTAATTTGTATATTTCTGTAGACAAAGAAAAACTCCGAGACATTGTAAAACTTTACGGCAAAACTGAAAAAGAAATTACAGCACTTACAAAATATGAATGAACTGATCGGTCCAGGACAATTTGGGTATGGTAAAAAATACTCACAAACAAAAATGGAAACAGACCCGGCTAAAATAGTATGTGGACCAATCCCACATCAAGACCCTATGAATGTAGTATATGGACCACCGCCAACTGATTGGAATGAAATACTTAAACAACTGGGCATGCAACTTCCAATGGAAGAAAAATTCGACCGACTCGGTCCAACTGGTTGTATAACTAAAAATAAACTTAATAAAGACTTGCAAGAAATGAAAAAAGAATTAATACAAGACAGCCCAACCCTTAAACATCCAAACGACACACCTACCAAACCAGTGTCATTAGCAATTGATACTGCCGAACATGAATATCCACAAACCACACAAATGTTTAAAGATATCATGAACGCACAATATGAACTATGGTGCAAAAAAATGTTATCATACGGGGCATCAAATATATCACTTGGTTCTGACTTACAAAAAAACGAAGATGTAAGAATAAGTTTGACGGGCATTTGGTTTAGAATGGCTGATAAAGTCGCGCGGATAAAACAATTGGTTCTTTTAAATAAAGAGAATACATTAAAAGACGAAACAATAAATGACACTTATGTCGACCTATCAATTTATAGCATTATAGCACAGATCGTCAAACGAAAAGTGTGGGGAAAATGAAATTTTGTGATGTAAGAATTGTCACCGGAGATGTACTAACCGACGGAATAATAACCGACGAAACAATATGGCGAGACGGAGCATTAAAAATAATCAGTGATATGCCATTCGAAGAATTGCAATGTATATTTGAATTTAAAAAAACTCCAGCAGCATTACCGTACGGACAAAATGATGTAAAATACCAAACCAACCTAGATACTGATATTTATGACTTACCAAGAATTTAAAGACCTACTCGAAAAAACCAAGGACTTTCATTGTAAAGTAATGGAATTGCACAATATAGGTATTGATATCGACCAAATTATATTTAGTTTAGAATCGGTAAATGAAAAACTATGGGTACATATTCTAACACCAGAAGGCGCCGAGTGGGTGAATTGGTTTTTATATGAACGCGGATATGCTTTTGGTGAAGAAGTATTTGAGGTAAAAAAATACCTCAAAGCATATGATCAAAATAAAAAAGAAATTTGTAAAGATGTCAAAGGACTTTATAATATGCTTGTCACTGATAAATACGTTAAATGAAATCTGGATTTGTAAAAGGAGCATTACAATTTACAATCAGTGAAAAGAAACCTGAGCATAAGACCATTTCTTATTCTCAATTTTCCTTATTTCAAACTTGCCCACTTAGTTGGAAATTAAAATACATAGATAAGATTAAGGAAGATACTCCGAGTATCGCGCTCCTTTTTGGGAATATTTTTCATTAAAACATCATTATTTTTTGAGTTCTATATAATTATTAGTGGAACTTAAACACTACATAATGAATTATCTTTTATCAAATAACAGGCAAGGGTGCAATATAATTACCTCCAATGGTAGTGTGTTGGTTCCACGCCCTTGCTCTGTTTCAATTAGGAGCCACCATGGTTATTTACAAAACTACAAACAAAATAAATGGTAAAATTTATATTGGGCAAACAACACGAACAGGTAATAGACTTGTTAAATATTTAGGGTCAGGAACTCATTTAACTCATGCTATTAAAAAATATGGTAAAGAAAATTTTGTTAAGGAAATTATCGAAGAATGTAATTCTGTACAAGAATTGGATATCAGAGAAAAATTTTGGATTTATGAGTTAAATTCACAAAATCCAATTATTGGTTACAATATTGCTTCAGGTGGAGACGGTGGCGATACTCTATCAAATCATCCAA